GTTGATTTTAATTTAATTATATAATCTCTAAAATAAGCATTTGTTGATCTACCTTTTACAGTGTCATTAATAACAGTTGTTGTTGTGCCGTCATTTTCTATAGTTTTAATTAATAAATTTACCTCAACTCCGTTTATATCTCCGTTATCTTCAAATTTTTGCATTGAAGGAAATCTCAAAGTTACTCTGACTGCATTAATATTTGATTGCGTAACAGTATGGGTGACAGGATTAGAAGTAGTAACAGTTGTACCAATAACAGATTCAGTTTCAATATTTGATATGCCTTCAATAAAAGTTTGATTTGAAGTGCCAAGCCTAAAATCAAAACCAACATCTTTAAAATTAAAATCACTGTCTTGTGGTGAAGTATTACTGGCAGCTTCTTGCAAAACTTGTGTGCCATTTAAAAAAATGTCTTTTTTAAATGCGTTAAAGTATGCAGTCGAAGTTTTATCTGTGATGCTTGCCTTTGAAGCTGAAGCACTGCCTTCTATTTCTCCCTCTCCTAATAATTCAACAATCGTATTAAATTGTTTTGAAGATAATGCACCACTGGGCAAATCTGGATTGTTAAATGTAGTGTTTTGATCAAATTCTTGAATAGCCATCAGTTGTTACCCTCCACTTGTACAGTATCAACTCCATTTGAAACTACAATCGAACCAACCAAAATTTCACCATATACTAAATTTACAGGAACACCAGCATTACTAATATTTGTCAGCCCTGTAAAAGAATAGTTTGACGCTAAAGCGGCTGGGTCAAGACTATCTTGTTGACCAACAGCAGATTGATTGCTTTGTTGTGGAGCAAGTAAACTTGTAACTCCATCAATAAGCATATTAGTGCCAACCACACCTAAAACTGTTGATATTAAATTAGCCCCAATAAATCCTCCTATCTTTGGAGCAACAAATTTTAAAGCCGCACCAATAATAAAATTAAAAAAATTACCATGAACAATAGGGATTATTTTTATATCCTCTTCAGTATTTAAATTTAATAAATCCTCTGTAATTACTTTTGCTCCTACTCTTATTGTGTAAAACTGCTGTGCCATATGTTGCTCTATTCCTTTAAAATTACAAAGCAAAAAACTTATAGCCTCTCTTGGTGTATTAAGATCAACTTCAAATTCAGATTGACCTAAAAATTTTCTTAAAGTACCATAAACTTTTATTTTTTTAAGCATCTATTTCATCTGGATTTAATACTGCTATTTTATCCGATTTCGGAGAAACAAGATAAAAAGTTATATTTATAGATTTACAACTATATTTATCAGCACTAGAAAATTCCAATATATTTTGCGGATGACTATGGACAATTCCTGTTATTTCATCTACAGCATCCTCTACATTTGCATAATCATCTGGGTCAATAATAAAAGATTCAAGTTTTAATTCTGAAGATATATTTTTACAAGGAAAATATTTTTCTTTATTATTTAACTTTCCAACAATTCCACAAGATTCCTCTGGGTCACATTCCTTTGCATGGTTTATTGCATCTTGTTTCCATAAATAAATCATTATCTATTAATAAAAGTACCAACACCAGCAAAGTCTTTTCTTGTTACTTGTCGTTTTGGGATTTTTTTATTTGCTTGATCTAAAGCACCTACTAACTCAAACTGTACAAGTTCTCTTGATTCACTTGTTTTTCTATCAATAAAAAATATTTCTTGAGGTAATTCATTTGATGATGGTGTACCAAATGGATTGTTATTACTTGGGAAATTTGCCGCATCAAGTTCACTTGCATGAGTTGTAATTCTTGTAATCTTGGCATCTGCCAAATCGTTATGAGGGGTAGTTAAATTAACAATTATCATTAAATCAGTAACAGTTATAACAGAGCCACTTCTTGTGATACCGCCTAAGTTTGCAACTGTCAAAGTAGGTCTTGGGACTTGACCTTTTCCAGTAAACTCAGCACCTTCAAATGTTATGGGGAAGCGTTGATATGTATTGCCTTGCCATATTATTTCTGCATTACTATTCATATTAGAGCCAGCATGAAATCTATATGTTGTAGGAACATTAGATGGGTTTCCTGTCGCATAATGCAAGCCCTCTACAAGCTCCATTACAAAGAGTTCTATTCTTGCACTAGGATTAAGTTTTTGTAATTCTGATACAGGAATAGCCATTAGGGTTCTGCTACTTGTTCAAATGTAAAATTCATTGTAACTCTGTTGTTGAGAATTGCAGTTCTTGATCTTCTAGTACAAATAAACTTTAGTGCAGATGAATGATGAGGAGGAGTAAAGTCAAAAGCATCTTGATCATCAAAACGTGCATCTAAAAAAGTATCAATTGTTGTCGCATCTGTTGTAGAAACATTAAAAGTTAAAGATAAATTTATTAATCTTTTATTTGCTGGTAATCCTTGTACAAATCTTTGTTCATATCCATCACCAAGTTTTATTCTCAAACTGTCTTGTTCAACAGTTTCTTGAGTGCTGTATTGAGGTGTAATACTTGGAAAAGTTGCCATTATGCTAATAAACCTCCAGCACGTTTTTGTTTAATAAGCTCTGTTTGAATTGCGACAGCAATTTGATTACCAAGTTGATTTGCATTTGCATTGTTACCAGCGACATTGCTTTGATTTGCGTCAACATTAACAGTAATCATATTAGTAATACTGTCACCTCCTCCACCGATTTGACTGTTTGGAATTATATTGCCACCCTTAGAACCCATCTGCAATATTTCTGGCCCTCTTTCACCAACAACAAAAGCACCACCAGCAGATACTCTTCCACCTCTTTCCTTACCAAACAATCCAGATAAGAAACCACCTCCAAAACCTTTACTTCCACTTAAAGCATTACCAATACCACTGATTGCTTTATTTAATGCAATATCAAGAAGTTTATTTTTAAGATTATTTAATACCCCAGAAATAGCTTGTCCAAAAGATTTACTACCATTAATAGCGTCTCTTAAGCCTCCAACTAAATCACTTCTTACAGATTCCCCGATACCTTTAAAAGTTTCTTTTAATTTTTCTGCCTCTTCTTTTGCATTTTTCTCAGCCTCTGTTAATTGTTCAACACCTGTTTTTAATTGTCCGTTAGTAGCAACAATATTATTTTTTGCATCTAATTGTTCTTTTACTTCATTAGTTACTCCTCTTTCGACCTCTGAATATTCAACAACAGCATCTTTTATTTCTATTACTTTTTCTTTTAATCCTTTAAATGGATTATCAAATTTTGGTAAAGCTATATCAAAGTTAAGCTTAGGAAGTTCTAAACCACCGAGCAATTTTTTTAATGGAGGGGGTATAACTTCAATAAGTTTCTGAAACGCTGTTCTAAAGGCTTTAACTATGTTTCCAGCGACATTTACAACAGATTTTTGAAGTCCTTTAAAAAACTTAACGACTGGTTCTGTTGCTTTTAAAAAACCATTAACAATATTTCTTTGTAATTCATTAACATTTCTTATTGTCACTGCAATAACTCCACCTATAACTTTGCCAATAAACTCTGCCTCACCTACTAAATCTGTAATTGCTTGTTTTATATTTATCCAACCTTGTTCTAAATTAAACAAAACATTAGTTGCCTCTATACCTAAAGCTTGACCAATAACAGTTCCGACTTGTTTTACAACTCCAATAATTAAACGTAATGGGGCAAGAATAGCAATCTCAAAAGCACTTTTAAGAGCTTCAACAGTAACAGCAGTAATTTTAATTACTTCTCTAATGGCAATACCAAACTCAGAACCTTCTGTTGTCAGGTTTGTAAATGCAGCCCCTAATCTTTGTATTTGCCCTTGTATAGTATTCTGTGCCTCAAATGCAGCTTTAGCAGCTTTTCCTTGTGCATTAGCTTGATTTTCTAAGTTTTTATTAAAAGAAACTAAACCATCATTTAATAAAGGTTGTATTGCTGTAAGTGCCTCAACACTTCCAAATAATTTAGAAAGATTCTCTGCACTTGACCCACCACTTTTTACTATGTCCTCTAAAACTCCACTCAATCCTTTTGAATTTAAAGCTGCGGCACTAAAGTCTATGCCAAGCTTTTCTGCAATTTTTGATGCCTCACTTGTAGGTTTTTGAATTGAAGCAATAACCTGTCTTAGTCCAGCAAAGGTTGATTCAACAGGAACACCAGCCGCAGTAACAGATGAAATAGCAGCGTTTAATTCTTCTATGCCTATACCAGCACCAGAGGCTATTGGTGCAATACGTCCTATTTGCTTTGCGTATTGATCTACAACAATTTTACCGTCATTCTGTGTCTGTATAAATCCATCAATCAATTTTGCGGCTTTATCTGATTCAAATCCATAAGAGTTAAGAACTGAAGTAGTAGCATCAGCTACTGTAGCTAAATCAGAAAATCCACCAGTAGCACCTAACTGTGATGCCTTCAATACATCTGTTAGTTCAGCAGTCTCACCAAAGCCAGCAGACGCTACATCATAAGACGCTGCTAGTAAATCAAGTTGTGAAGCTTGACCACTTAATTCATTTGATAAACTTGCAAGTTGTGGTTTGAGTGCCTCTACATCAACACCTAGAGTTTTAACTTTTGTACTTGCAAAGTCAGCAGCCGCTAAATTTTGAAATGCTTTTGTTAATAGGGTTACTGCGGTAAGTCCAGCAGCAAGTGGGCCTAAAGCTGTCATTAATGCAGCCCCAGCAGCCTTAAAACCTAAAGAGGCTCCTTTGGCTGCCGCACCAGCACCAAAAAATGACTTACCCATAATAGGTAAAGCTCTATTTGCGTCTTTTAACTTGCTATTTGTTCCGTTTACAGTTTGATTAAACTTTTGTGCCTGTGTATTTACATTCTTTAATGCTGTAATTGCTTGAGTGGCTCCAACTCTTAATTCAACGTTTGAAACTGCCACGACTAAACAATAACTCCTTTAACTATACTTTGATTTGCGTTTGATTGCATCTAGTTCTTTTTTTTCTCTTTCACGTTTTAATTCATAATATCCAGCAAAAAATACCAACTCTTCCTCAGTGAGTTGTGTCCTAAGTTCACTTACTGTTTTACCTAATTCTGTTGCAAGGAAAAACTCAAAATTTAACCAGTTGTCCCCCTTTAAGATTCCTTTGTGTTGTCAATCGTAGCGTTTTGATTTATACCAAATAAAAACAATTCAATTTCATTTAATACGTTTTCTGGTAATTCATTTTGCAAATTAGCAAAATCGGCTGGGTGAAAAGCCTTAGTTCCATCTTCATTTTCTGCTAACTGACAAAGCATATGAGTGGAAACAACTAAAGGATCATCACTGCCAGCCCTTTGCGTTGCTCTTGCTCTGTCTGCCCTTGTAATAGCTTTAAAATACAAACTGACTACAACATTGCCTTCGTTATCTTTAACGTCAAATTTACGTCTTTTACTAAGGTCAAAAGCGTTCTTTAAAAGATCAAGAGTTTTCTTTTCTGCCATAAAAATAAAATGCGAAGTATTTTAAATGTATTAAATGTCTGAAGTTATTGCACCCGTTGTCTGGAATGAAATATTAATTAACTGTGTTTCTCCAAGTGTTGCTCCATATTCAGCACTTGTAATGATTCCAGAAAATGCTAACTTTTTAGAACTTGCACCGCTATCTGGAAACAATTCAAACAATGCGTCACCAGCATCACCAGTTGTTAATATATCTTCAACAAATGATAAATAATCAGCGTTACCAGCATTGTCATAAATTAATTCTGCTGAACCTTCACCAGAAATAAGACCACCAATAAATGTCTTAGATGTATTTCCTTGAACTGTAGTTTCTAAAGTATCTTTTGAAACCGATAATGACCATGATCTTGTTCCAGCAATATCGGCCTCAGTACCAGCCGCATTATGAAACATGATCTTGCCTACATCACCTCTAATAGCTGCCATGACATAAAAAAGAAAGATTTACAAATATATTAACTCTTTTCGGAAGTTTTTACATCTTTTTTAGTTTTTTGTTGACTCTGCATATATCTCTTACAATTAGGATCCCAATATTGTGGATCTCTAACACCTTTTACAGCTTCTATAGCGTCAAGCATTTCTTCTGTAATCTCAAGCTTTGGCATGATTAAAGATCCTCATAAATTGTGAATGTTATTCTGATTTGTGTTTGAAATTTACCTTCTGGACTTGAATTTAATATCTCAGGGCCAATAGGTGGATCAAAAATAACACTTGATACTGTAATTCTATTGTATAAGTCTCTAAGTCTTTTGCAAATTGTAAAGTTTGCCCCTGCCCCAATACCTTCTTCTGTAAATACGTTTAACAGAATAAGGCCGTCTATCTGATTATCAGAATCACTTGATCCTCCCTGAGTCAAATATGAATTATTTCCAAAACTTGTAATGCACTGCACAAAGGTATCTTCTGTAGTGCTATCAAATGCCATGTTGTTAAATACAACAGATATTGCTGGGCTTGAAGCAAGCTCTGTGGCTAACCTAGCCTCTATTGTGGATCTGACTGTATTTAAATCTATTGCAGCCACTATAATCTCCGTTTAATTTTTTCATATTCATCTAAAGCCCATTTTTGTAATTCTTTTCCAATAAGCTCTGGAAATCCAGCTTGTGTGTTTTGTCTTGTTCGATAAACTTTACCCCAAGATGGTGGAAGGTTTACACCGAAACAAACAGGTTCAGCATAAGCCAAATTATTTATTATAGTTCCTGTTGTTGGTTTGATTTCTGTCTGCCATGCGTTTCTAAGATCAGATCCCCCTTTTGGTTCCCCTTCATAAACAACTCTTACTGGTGTAGCTTTCTTGACTCTTGCTGTCCACTCAGATGTAGTAGCTGCAACAAGAAATACTATTGCATCCTCCATGACATCTGGGATTTCTGTGATTGATATTTTTCTTGTCATGTTTACCTCAAGATCAAATCAAAACTAATTGGTGTATTATTTTGCTCATTCGTAATAACTTGAATAATTTTAAATTCAACGCTACTAATAACTACTCTATCTTTTGTCGTAGGAACAAATGTAAGATCTCCAGCAGATATTGTCAGTAATTTATCCTGAGATTCGATTAAATCGTTCACCTGATTCTTAGAAACATTACTCAATGCACCTTTGATAGTTGTGTCAGATGTTGATTCACTGATAGCTCCTGTTGTAGTGTTATAACTTCCAGCCGTTACTTGCCTGATAGTTACATCACCACCAAGTTTTTTTAATGAAGCACTTGCTGCTTTTTTCAGTGCATTAGCAAGACTCATAATCTATAAGCAATAACTTGTCCACTTGCAAGAGTGATACTTGTAATAACACCGCAAACCTCAGATGATGCTTTCATGGTTATTCCATTGATTGTTGAAGATCCATTTTCTGTAATATTCTCAGCTACAAAAGTTGCTTCTGCGTCTGATAAACAATG